AGAAGGGAATTACTTCCCCTCTTCAAATAGTTCACTTTGTGCTTCAAAGTGCTCAGCTGCAAGCTGATTATAATATGCTTCAAATAAAGAAAGCTCTTCCTGTACTTCAAGAGTAATTGCGGCAATGTTAAATTTATTCATAATATATAGTTTAAGATTTAATAATAGTTTAAAGTTGTATATGCCATAGGCTATAATGGATAATAAAAGAGGAACTTAATCCTCTAATAATATCATCTTGTTCTTGTGCTTAACCTGCCATTCTAGTGCTAGGCTATTGCGGTAATCCTTAATGTCTTTAGGATCTAATTCTTTTAAAGCAACAAGCACCTTATGGTCTACCTTTGCTTTGAGAAGAATCATAATACCTTCTACATCTTCAATCAAGTTTTTTACAATCATATCACTATAGTTTAATTAATACTAATAACAGTATGAAGCTGTATAGAATAAGATGCCGTAGGCTGATAAACTTCTGCTGGTAAATAAAACACCAAACATATTCTGGTACATAAACCATCCCTGTGAAACAATGGGGGGGTACCACCAGTCTGGGTCGGACGGGGGGTGTCTGGATAGAGGACCCACCTCTAGTCCTCACATATTAAAATTCTATTTACCACATGTCCTCATATACTAAAAACCCATATCCCGTAGTTTCCCCATTTGGCTATACCCCTGGGGCACATGAACTTAGTAAAATAGACCGGGGAATTTTGTAACAAATTTATGCTATATTTGTCACAAACTTATACTATATTTGTGACATAATTAAATAATGAGTATATTAGTGTATGAAGAAGTTTGACATGGGCAAGTATATACTCTTAGTAGGCAATGATGCCACTGAGATATTTGACTATTATAAAGTCCCAGAAATGCATGGTCTAAATCTTGCAGATGCTAAAGCAGAAGAAATAGATAAGACTAAGGGTAATGGTGTTTATATATATGGGTGGACTAACTATGATCCGGCAGATAAAAAGTTAACAGCCAAAGCTCCCTACAAACCATTCTTATTTTTAAACATGGGTACCTTTAAAAATTATTCTATTACAGAGAAAGCTACAGCTATTATGCATGAGACAATGCACATGAGTATTTTACTTAATAACTGGAAGATTACAGATAAGGAAGAAGAGGTAATTGGATTTGCTGAAGATGAAGCAAACAAGATCATAGAAAAACTAAAGACTACTAAGGTAGAATCTCCAAAGAGACGTTTCTTTACTAGGAAATAATATGGCACCGGAACTAGATGTTATATCTATAGAAGAAGAACTAGCCTTATTAGAGTCTCTGGCAAAAGCTGAAAAAGATAGTAAGTTATCTAATGATAGAACTCTAGTAAGATATGGTAATTCTATTTATAGTAATGAGAAGTTAGATCCTATTCCTGAGTATCTACTAGATCTATGTTATAGGTTGATAGATAAAAAAATACTAGATGCTTTACCAGAAGATATAACAGTTAACACTTATTATCCGGGAAACAAGATGGCTCCTCATATAGACAATGTAGATGCTGGACCTGTAATAACCATATTGAGTTTGTTATCAGATGCAAAACTTATTTTAACATATGGAACAAAAAGAGAAAACATATTACTACCTTCAAGATCTGTTATACAACTTAAAGGGATATACAGAACACATTGGAAACATAGTATAGAAAAGTTAGAACATAAAAGAATATCTATAGTATTTAGACAATTAGGAAAAAAAATTTAAAATTATTTAGTATGGCACATATAGAACATAACTTCTTTCCTCTTAAAGTATTTGTAAGAAATGAATACATGTACCAACATACTAAAGGACATGGGGAATTAACACCAGGGGTAATTATATCAGTAAGATGTATGCCGGGACAAGCAGCACTATTTCAAGTATTGTTAGATAATGGAGTACTTAGAGATAAGTTACCAAGTCATGCGTTACTACATGAAGAACAGATGCCGCAACCAGATCTACCATTTCACTACTTACAGTTATGGAATTGTTTCTCCTATAACTTTACCCTACTACACTTGTCATATTTGTATGACACTAGGGTAGAAGTCTATATGAAAGATCACAAATTCTACCCGGGTAGTTATTATGGTACAATTAACTGGGGGTCTAATGATCATAATACAGATCTATCTTTAGCAGAAGATCCATTAGAACATAAGAGTCATCACATTATTTTGTTGGACAATGGTCAGATTGCATTACAACCTAACAATAGAATCAAGTGGTCTGAACCTAGTTTTGTAACTAAGCCCTACCCTGAGAAGCCAGACTACTTAGTTAACAAGGACTATTACAATTGTGAAGGATTTGAGAAGTGGCAAACTGAAGATTCAGAAAGAATGTTCTATGACAATGAATAATTTAAGAGTAATTTCCTAAAATAAATAATTTTCATCAGGATATAACCTTAAATAAAATACACAATATAGCATGCATTTGTAAGTTATATTTGGTGTTATGCATAATACAACTGGCTCACAAGACAACTTAACATTGTCGGAGGGAATGCAGGATGGTTAAGGGTCCGTGGCATCGGGTAGACTACTGTAGAGATAAGTCTATAACAAGAGAAGGCAGGTGGGAGCTCTTGTTTTTATACCCGGATTTGTATTAAACGGTAAAATTTTTTAATTTTGCAGTATATAGGGTATTAAATATTAAAATTAAAGATTATGAAATTAGTATTACTAGCAATATTTATTTCTTTAGTAATTGCTTTTGCAAGTTGTAAGAAAGATGAGTATACATTACCATGTACATGTAAAGCAATGTATTTATGGGAGAGAAGATACAAAGATTCTATTGATGTTCAAAGTGATCCAGGTTGGTGGGACGGTAATGGTTATGATAACACTAGACCAAAATATGTTTATACTTATCATTGGGATACAGTATCAAGTCCTATCTATGACAACATAGTTTTCCCATTTTATTGCAAGGACACTTTCCCGTTGGGGTATTGGATAGATACTACAAATGAATTTAATATTTATAACTACAGTAGACAAAGATTATTTTGTATAGATTAGACAGTATCTACCACGCTTCCCAGATTTTGATCAGCGTACCAGGGTAGGTCTTTTGCAAGCCCTGTGTATTTCATTACATAGGCTAAGTACCAAGTTGGCATCCCGTAAGATCTGCTACTTGGTCTCTCCGTTATTGGGAAAGCAGAAATGTATAACCATTAACACACCCAGGAAAGTTTCTCTGATCAAGAATTACTACCTGGGTTTTTTATGTCATAAATAATTTATATATTTGTATTGATGAAAATTTTTGCTACGGTTAGGTAAGAAAGATCCCTGGAAAATATTCTAGGGATTTTTGTTTATATTAAAAAAATATTTATATTTGTAAAAACCAAACAGTTATGTCAGAAAAAACAACAATTCTAGCTATCCACATCCATAAGGATCAAGGAGTAGAAATTGAAGTAGCCTTAGAGAAAGGTGAAATGAATGCAATCACTTTGATTGGAATTCTAGAGCAAATCAAATTTGATATGTTGAAAGATCAAATGTTCAAAAACATTGAGAAGAAAGAAGCTCAATATGATGCCTAAGTTTATGCCAAAGTTCTATAGAAAGAAACCTGTGGTCATTCAAGCAAAACAATGGACAGGAGAAAACCTTACAGAAATGTTAGAGTTTTGTGAAAGATGCTTTAGTAAAGGTGAGAAAAACAATTTAGTTGTTGTTACTCTAGAAGGAGACATGACAGCTTCAGTAGGAGATTATATTATCAGAGGAGTTAAGGGTGAGTTTTATCCTTGCCGCGAAGATATATTTATGTTAACATATGAAACAGTAGTATAATGGAAGAGAACACAAATGTAAATGAAACTGCAGAAGCAGTAGGATTTAAAGAAACAAAGATATTATCTTTTGGAGAGTTATTAGTAGGGATTGAGTTCAATCCTTCAAATGATGACAAGGTAGCTAAAGTAAAAAGTCTAATGGCTGAAGTAGCTAATATTATGTTAGAAACCTATGAGCAAGACGGAAAATCTCCGATTAAGAGTTTGTTATTTGACCATGCAGTAGGAGAAATTGTAAGTGCACAAATGGCAGTAGTAAAAGTAATCACATTTAAAAATTAATTATGTCAGAATTTAAAGCATTAAGAGGCCGTACTATCTTAGTTGAAGTACCGGTAAGAAAAGAATCAGCTATTCAGTTATCTGAAAAAGATGAAGAGCACATCATGAAAGAAACAATTAAGTTGTGGAATAAGTTGGTAGTGTATGCAGTTGGAGACAAAGTAGAAGATGTAAAAGCTGGAGATCAAGTTTATATCCGTACATCAGCTTTGAACTTAGAGACTGTTGAAAGACTTGAGATTGAAGGTACAATGAAGTTTGTACTTAATGAAATGGATGTTGTAATTATTTGGTAAGATGATAGTGGGTAAGATAAATACTAACCATGAAGACTTTCAATATGTGTCTACTAGTACACAAGAACCTCAATTATTATGTGAGCAGTATGATGAAATGAAAGGTAAGGCAGAAGATGCAACAAGACCTTCTCATTATGGCGGTGCAGGTAATGTGTATGAAGTATTTAACGTACTGGAAGCTTGGGAGTTAGATAAAGATTTTTACTTAGGTAATGTAATTAAGTATGTTGCTAGAGCTGGTAAAAAAAATAAATCTAAAGAAAAAGAGGATTTACAAAAAGCTTTAGTATATTTACAAAAAAGAATTGACTCACTATGATACTAATTTTTAAAGCAATAGGATGGTTCATAGCAGTAATGTTAGTAATTACTCTTTGGGCAGCTTCAATAAGTTTAACTAAGCCTGTCTATAATCCACAAAAACATATGTGGGAAGAAGATCCGGAAGCAAGGTTTATGAGTAATGTTGCTATAGCTTTAATTATTATAACAGTGTTCACAGTAGGCTACTTATGTGCATAAAAGTATTCTAGTATTTGTTACCTCATTTAGCTAGAAAATTTAATCCTCAGTTTACAGGCTGAGGATTTTTTTATTTCAAATATTTTTTGTATATTATAATATATATATATAAAATTACAACCATGGATGTTTTAAATTTTACTTCTTGGATTAAAGCTGGTCAATACCGTGCTACTTTCCCAACTGATGTACCTAACTTACTTGCTGTAGGAGCAAAAGATCCTTCACGCGATGATGGATATTTACCTCTTGCAGTTAATGCTGCACCTTTACATACTTTGTATCATACTGGAAATGTAACTCAAGGTACAAGTATTACAACAGGAGTTACTGTAAATGCCCTTAATGGAATCATTACTACAGTATCATCTACTTTAGCTGCTAATGCTAAAACTTTTTTTACTGTAACTAATCCTAATGTTTTAGCAGGGTCTAAGATTTTAGTATCAGTTGAGTATGATGAAGCAGCAACTGGTATTCCTGTAGTAGGTGTATCTGATATTGCAGCAGGTTCATTTAAAGTAGTTCTTAGTAATGGAGCTGGTGTAGCTGCATTAAATAATATTGTTAAAGTACATTTTGCTATCATAGCATAATCTTGATAGAGTTAATAAAAATTTTAATTTTAAAATCATGTTAAATAATTTAACTAACTATCCAGATTTAATTAGATTAAAAGCTATTGTGGATGTACCACAAGACACTGATTTAATTACATTAGGTGTACGAAATCCAAACTATGATGGTAACTATAGACCAGCATTAAACACATACCGTGATTTTGCTGATTCTATTTTAGCACAAGTAGTACCTGGAATTACAAATGTAAATGCTGCATATACATTATTTGTAGATTTAGTATATGGTGATAATGCTACTGCTCAGGTGGGTTCATTAGCTAAACCATATAAAACAATTGCTGCTGCTACTGCTGCTGCTGTTGCTTTAGGATCTGGTATTCCAATTTTAATTCATTTAAGACCTGGTCAATATAATGAGGGAATGGTGTTTAGAAATAATGTTTATTATTATGCAGATAAAGGTGTAGTATTTTATACTACTGGTGCAAGTGATTCTTTTTCTGATCAACAAGCTGTATCAGGTTTATTTGGATATGCTAAGTTTAGAGCATCAGCAAATATTCAATTAAATTATGGTTGTACTATTACAATGGAATTTGATTCAGTAGATACTACAGCATTATTTGGATTTTATCAAATTACTAATAGTCAACTCACCTATAATCCAAATATTAACATTACTTGCAATAGTTTAAAAACTGATGCTACAAATGGATATGGTTGTACTACAAGAGGTAAAGTAAATCTTACAGTTAACGTTAAAGAATTTATTAGATCTCCTTATAATGTATTTGATGTAAGAGCTCAAGCAGGTACTCCATATACGGGGAACTTAAATATTAATTGTCCTAAAATTATTCTTGAAGATGGTGGTGCATACGGTAACAATGCTTCATATAAAGCATGTTACACAACCAGTGCTGTAGCTGCTACATCTATAGTTACAATTAAAGGTGATTTGTATAATGAAGTATCTAGTACTACATTTATAGGATCTCTTAGTGCATGTATTTCTGATTGGACAACTTCTAATGGTTATACATTAAGATTCAAAGGTAATATTTATGCTGGTACACAAAGAGCAATATTAAATAATAGTGGTTCTAAACAACTCATTGAAGGAAATATAAGTACTACTTCTATTGTTGCATCTGTTAGTGCAGGTAATACACAGATTAAAAATTCTACAATTGTAAGAGGAGATAGTACAGATGCAAATGCAATTATTGGAGTAGGTGCTGCAAATTTATATTTAAATGATTGTACTATTTATAATGGAGATGCTGCAGGTGGATTTAACACAATTAGTTTAACTTCAGCTTCATCAAGAGTTTATGCTAATAATGTAGTTAGTCAACATGCAACCGCTGCTGATTTCTTTATGTCAGGTATAGCAGGATCTAGTGCAGGAATGATTAATGTACAAGCAACTAGACCTAATAACTCTATTACAAGTTTATATACAGCAACAGGATTTACTCAAGAGGCAAACTTAATAGTGCCACAATACATATAATTATGAATACATTTATTTCAGCAGGTCAATCAGATATCACAATTGAATTAGTATTAGTTACTAAAACAGTTGATAATCAATTAGTTGGCTATACGGTTACTAAAGATGCATTATCTACAGAAGATCAAGTAACATATACAGATTTTGTAAAGATGTTTGCAGCAAACACAACAACTATAATTAACAATACAGAAGATGTAGATATGAGTAGAATGACATCAGAAGTTATTAATGATGACATAGTTACTCTTGATTACTTAACTTTATCTACAAAAGATAAAGAAACTTATGACAACTTTTTATTACTAAGTTAATAAAATTAAA